CCCGTGGAGCTGCTCCCGCAGCCTGAAACGTCAGTTGCCGCCGCCTGAGCGGTGGCGGGATGAGAGCGGGGCCATCGACATCCCGGATGAGGTCATCTGGGCCCGGCGCGGGAACCACTCCAACGACTTCGGGTCCTATTACTACGGCAGTTATATTTTACCAAAAAGCAAGGCGATTCTTTTTTAAGATGTCGCGCGCGGGCGCGCACGCGTTCATCCTTGAAATCTAGTGGAAAATTAGACACATGCAAAGAAAAGAGGTTGAAACGGGTTGATTATTGATCCAAGCTCTGGTAAACTGGTCACAAAGGACGGATACATCCTGTGCCCTGCGTGCAGGACGATGAAACTCCTTCGGCTGCCGTCGGACGGCAAGGTGAAAGCCTATGCTTACTGCCGGCACTGCAAACAAGAGCGATTTCTGAATATCGATTTGAGCCTGAGCCCTTGAGCCTGAGCCACATGATCTGCGAGAAGCGGACGTGTCGGCCCAGGCTTTTTGTTTTGCCCGGAGGTGATAGCCCGGAGCCTGAAAGCCAGGCGGCTGACACAGGGAAGGGGAAATGGCCATGTGGGCCGAGTACAAGACAAAGCGCTGGAGGAGCCTGCGGAAGTCCATCCTGCGGCGGGACGGGTACAAGTGCCGGGAGTCGGCGCGGTACGGCGTCAAGGCCGAGGCCACGACGGTTCACCATGTCTGGCCAGCTGAGACCTATCCCGAGTATGCCTGGGAGCCCTGGAATCTGATCAGCTTGACGGCGGAACAACATAACGCCATGCATGATCGAAACGCAGGGGAATTGACAGCGCTTGGCGAGTCCTGGATGCGCAGGATATCCCCCCCACCTGAGCAACCGGATTAGCCCCCCAGGAAGACCGGAGGGAAAGGACTCTTTCCGACGGCGGGAAAATCGCCGGAGGGGGTTCGTGGGCGGGACACGCGGGAACAAAATCCCGGGCGCGCGTGCGCAGGCGGGACGCGCCCGCAAACGACGCGCCCGCGCGAAAGGGCCGCCGAAGTGCCCAAGTTGGACACAAGTATCACAGCGAGGGGGTGAGACCTTGGGCCGTGAGGCCATGATCCGGGCCGACATGGAGTCCGTCGGGATATACAATCCGATTTTTGACGCCACTATCAAGCAACTGGCCAAGACCGAGCGGGAACTCTCCAAGGCGGAGAAGACCTGGAGGGCCAACGGCGGCCAGATGGTGGCCCAGCTGGTCAACAAGACCGGCTGTCAGTACACCGCAAAGGACCCCCACTACGCCGTGGTGGACCAGTTGCGCAAGGACATCTTGGCCATGCGGAATCAGCTGGGCCTGACGCCCGCCAGCCTGAATAAGGCCAAGGCCAGGCAGGATGCCAGAACGGCCGGGGACAAGAGTCGGCTGGAGGAGCTGCTGGACAGCGCCCACGACTATGCCCTGGAGCACGCCTCTGCCTACCAGGAAGAGGTGGATGCCTACGTGGATGGGGTGCTCTCCGGCGAAATCGGCGCCTGTCCGGAGATCGTCCTGGCCTGCCAGCGCTACCTCCGGGACTTGGAGAACCCAAAGTGGGAATTCCGCCCGGGGCCGGCCAACGTCATCATCGCCATCATCGAGACCACCATCTGCCACCAACAGGGCGAATTTCTGGACGCCACGCCCCTCCGGGGCACGCCCTTCTATCTCCTGCCGTACCACAAGTTCATCGTGTACAACATCATGGGCTTCTACCTGACGGGGACCCAGGAACGGCGCTTCAAGGAGGCCCTAGACTTCGTTCCCCGGAAGAACATCAAGACTACCTTCGCGGCGGCTCTGGCCTGGGCGCTTGGCCTGTACGAGAGCCGGTCCGGGTCCAAGGTCTACGAAGTGGGCGGTGCCCTGAAGCAGGCCCTGGAGGGCTTCGACTTCCTCCGGTACAATCTGCGCCGGAACCATCTGACGGTGGACGAAGACCCGGAAACGGGCCTCCGCGTCATCAACAACAACATGGAGCGGTCCATCACCGGCGACGTAGGCGAGGACGGCTTCCTGAGCATCAACGCCCTGGCCGCCAGCGCGGACAAGCAGGACTCCTTCAATTGCAACATCGTAATCGCCGACGAGATGCACACCTACAAAAGTCCTCAGCAGTACCAGGTGCTGAAGGATGCCACCAAGGCCTACACCAACAAGCTGGTCATCGGCATCAGCTCCGGCGGCAAGCTGGCTACCGGCTTCTGTGCCAAGCGCGTGGAGTACTGCCGGAAGATCCTGAATGGCACTGTCACCGGCGACGCGGCGGACAGCATCTTCGTCTTTATCGCTGCAGCCCCCAGGACGGACAGCGGTGAGGTGGACTACACTGACCCCAAGGTGCTGGAGTGCTGCAACCCCGGATGGGGCCACAGCATCCGGCCAAACGACATGATCAACGACGCAGCCCAAGCCAAGGACGACCCCCAGCTGCGCACCGAGTTCCTGCAAAAGTCCCTGAACGTGTTCACGGCGGCTCTCCACGCCTGGTTCGACATCGAGGAGTTCCGCCGCAGCGACCGGAAGTACAACTGGACTCCGGCGGAGCTGGCCGAGTTGCCCATCCAGTGGTACGGCGGCTCCGACCTGTCCAAGCTCCACGACCTGACGGCGGCCTGTCTGTTCGGTCACTACAAGGGTGTGGACATCATCATACCCCACTGCTGGTTCCCGCTGGCCGCGGCCGCAGTCAAGGCACAGGAGGACCAGATCCCTCTCTTCGGCTGGAAGGACGACGGCTGGCTGGATATGTGCAACGACAACGTGCTCAACCACAGCGACGTGGTCAAGTGGTACATGGAGCGGCGGAAGGAGCGGTTCAAGATCCGCCGCATCGGCCACGACCGAAAGTTCTGCCGGGAGTACTACATCGAGATGAAAAAGCAGAAGTTCCCCATCAAGGACCAGCCCCAGCTGTTCACCCGGAAGAGTGAGGGCTTCCGGTACCTGGAGGCCAGCGCCAAGCGGGGCACCCTGTACTACTGCCACGCCGAGCCCTTTGAGTATTGCGTGCAGAACGTCCGGGGCATCGAGAAGGCAGACGATATGGTCATGTACGAGAAGCTGGCCCCAAACCTCCGCATCGACGTCTTCGACTGCGCGGTGTTCGCGGCCTGCGCCTATCTGGAGGACCTGGACGGCCGGAGCAAGGGCGCCGGCTGGTTTGACGAGAAAAAAGAAGGTGAAAGCGAGTGAGACAAACAGTACCGGCCCGCCGGGCCGCCGTGCCCGGCCGGAATCGGAGCAGCGGAGGGCAGTCCCTGGCGGCCTATCTGCTGTCCTCTGACGGCTGGGACAGCCTGGGGGTCCGGGGGTATTCCTCACTGATCTCCAGCCCGGACGTGGCTGCGGCGGTTGGCGGGCTGGCCGACGTGGTCAGCTCCGCCACCATCCACCTGATGCGCAATACCAAGGCGGGCGATGTCCGGGTCCGGAACGAACTGGCCAAGTTCATGGACGTCCACCCCTACAGCCTGGGTACCCGGAAGACATTCGTCAGCTGGATCGTGACCTATATGCTGACCACCGGTGATGGCAACGCCTTCGTCCTGCCGGTGACCCGGGACGGATATCTGGAGGACCTGCTGCCCATGCCCGGCGCCTACGCCCTGGGCGTGAACAACGACACCAGCTATGTGGTCAAGTGGAAGGGCCAGACCTTCACCCCGGACGAGGTGCTCCACTTTCCCCTGCGGCCGGACCCCATGCGTCCCTGGCTGGGCCGGGGCATCCGGGTCCAGCTGAAGGACGTGCTCCAGAACCTGAGGCAGTCGGCGGCCACCACCAACAGCTTTATGTCGGACAAGTGGAAGCCCTCGGTCATCGTGAAGGTGGATGCCCTGGCGGACGAGTTTTCCAGCAAGAACGGCCGCCGGAAGCTGCTGGAGGAGTACATCGAGGGGCAGCGGGCCGGAGAGCCCTGGGTGATCCCTGCGGACCTGATGGACGTGATCCAGGTCAAACCCCTGTCCCTGGCTGACCTGGCCATCAGCGACAACGTGGCCCTGGACAAGCGCAGCGTGTCTGCCGCCATCGGCACTCCGCCCTTCTTCGTTGGGGTGGGGGAGTACGACCA